GATATCGAAGGTGTTTATTATGGCAGAGATGTTGGCTATAAGGTAGAGCAATTACAAGCTCCTAGCGAAATCCAGCAGATATCTGCTACCAAGATCAGAAAAGAAATGGGCCTATGATAATTAAAGTCCCTTTAATAAAGACAATAACTTATCGTATACTCGGTACACTAGTTAGTTTTGGAATAGCATTCTTTTTTACTGGAGATCTTACTATAGGTGCATCTTTTGCTGCAGGTGATCTTTTATTAAAACCACTACTCTATTTTTTCCATGAGGTAGCATGGAACACTTACCTTAAAAAATAAGAAAAGGTGCCTCTGAAAAGAAGGCACCTTTTTTGTGTGGATATATAGCTAAAGAGCTGTCTCATAATGACCTTCTATCCAGAAAATCGTTTCCCAAAAAAAGGCCTTCCAGTTTATAACGGAGAAGGCGACCAGAGAAATATAACAGATCCCCGGTTTGCCTATCAGGATGGGCTAGAAAATACAAGAAAATACCCTGATACATCCACAGATAACATATACGGAACTACTGGTGCTGCATGGGCAAGAGCACTCCAACTAGGCTGCGATCAATATCATGAGCACATAGTAAATAATGCTACTTACTACAGACCCTGTGTGGACACTGCTTCCTATGAGTTAAGACTGGAACAATTAGATTCTGCCCTCAATTTTACCTATATAGGTAATTATAGGGTTCTAACCTGGGACACACCATACAGAAATCTTATCTCTTTTAATGGTTGGGTGTTGGATACAGGTACAGTTACTAATGTCGGTCCTATAATTGACTCAGAAGATATCCTTATAGATTTTAGATATAGTACGGATGGTAAAAATTGGAGTCTCTGGGAGAATGTCGGAAGTGCAAGATCTGGACCATCAAGAAGCTGGCAATCCGGAAACAAAGCTGCTCTATTTGAAATACCATTGGATCCAGATCTACCTTTTTATCCGGAGATCAGATTCACCTCTGTTTTATATAATGACGATGGAACGATTATTTATCAGACCGATGAACCGATTGACCCTAATGTTGTTATAGTTTCGTTTGAATTGGATGTAACATATAAGCCAGAACCTCTGGGTCCTGTAGGTTTAACATATAAAAGACCTGCTCCAGCTTGTAGTAATGAGAAGAGCAATAGACCTATTATTTTCGATGATAAGCCTTTTACATTTAGACCCTACGCAGTTAACACGGCAATAAACCTATATAGCGATCTTTCCAAGATAGTTAATAAGGTATTCGGATTCGAAGTTAATTATTATTCGGTTCAACCCCAAGCCAGAGGCAAGGATGTTGTTCTAAAAGAATATACGGTTTACGACGTTGTTGATGAGCAATGTGTAAAGGTAATGGTTCCTAATAACCAATTTCCGGATAATAAGATTAATTTCGATCCATTTGGACTACAGTTCGAGGAGCCATTCGAGATTCATATAGATAAATCAGTTTTTGAATCTGCCTTTGGCAAGGGATCACAACCTAGAAAAAGAGATATTATCTATTTCCCTCTAACGAATAGGATTTATGAGATAAATTCAACTTATTTCTTTAGAGATTTTATGAACCAGCCGGTTTATTTTAAAATAGAGCTTAAGAAATATGAACCTAAGAGCAACACTTATTTCCAAGATCCTGCTTATAAAGAGGAATTGGATGGTATTTCTTTAACTACCGAGGGACTATTTGGTGCTGAAGTAAAAGGTCAGGAGGAAAGAGCTACTAAGCCACAGCAATATTTCGTAGCTAATACCGCTTTTGAAAGTGATCCAGTTAGATCCTATCTATATCCAGGATTACCTGTGGTTGATTACGAGCTAAATAATAACTGGACTATAGTATTGAATAACTATTACGATCTAAATGCAGCTTTTGTAAGCGATAGTGAATTCGAATATGAGCCAAATCAATATAGAACCGCTGGGGTCTATAAATTCCTACCTTCTATCGGTGCAACTGGTGAAGCATCTTACACCGCTTGGTTCAATATTAGGAATTATTTGGACAAGACAGCATTTGCTCCAAAAGCACCTCTTCCTTTAGTTATAACTATCGATGAGATCACCGAAACAACTGTAACATATACAACATTCCCTAAATTCCATAAATTGCAAAAATGGATAGCCTATGACTCAGATCCTGAAGGGTATGTAGCTATCAAAGGGGATATTAACTTCTCTGGTGGATTTAGAGTTCTAGAAGTTATAGATGAGTATAAATTTAAAATAGCTAGACCTTCACCACTGACACCAAGCACTACACAGGTTTGGAGAATGCAAAAAGCCCAATCTAGAAATCTACTTTCAGGCTTATACTCAGAACTTGATAGTGAGGGAATACCTTATGTAGCAGGATTAAGAATAGATCTGGTTCACTCCGGATCAAACACTCCGGCTGTAACTAGCTATATCAATCAGGGATCTTTCCTAATAAGAATCAATGGGCTTGAAATAAATTCAGCTTTACAATATGAGAATGACTACGGTAGTTGGTATGGCGTGGTCGTTAACTTCTCTAATAAGTATAAACAATTAGGAGTTAATGTTTGGGCTATAGCGTCCGATCCGAGCATACCAGCTGATCAAGGATCAGGTTTAGTTAAGGTGCACGAGGATATAAGAACATTAATACAGACATATACCTTTGCAGCACCATCCAGCATTATCACCGATAATGACAATCCTTTATACGGAACTCAGGAGTTTGCATACAAGGTTTATACCGGACCTATGTGGCTGTCTAATCTGAGATTGATGAGCGGAATGATAGATATAGAACGCCAATCAATATTTTTAAACCAAAATGTTGTTAGAGATGCACAGAATGCAATCTTTATAGACAACGCTAAACCCAAATTGAAAATGTCAAGAATCGCAAGAAATCGATAATCTTATGCCAAGAAGAAAACTAGATCCTGCAAAGCAGGAGCAAAAAAAAATCAAGGATTCTCTAGATAGTTTACTAGAGGATGGACACCATTTTGCTATAGATCGTTTAGATCCTACTGAAATGCCATCTATGAAAAGCCTGACTCCTATGGATTTTACCAAGGAGCAGATCCTTGCAATGAGTGATTCCAAGAACTATCTGGATCAGATGGTTAATTTTTACTATGGCAGTGAATTAGGTGGAAATACGGATCACCTATCTCAGAAGAAAAAGATCGATAACATGCATCTCTCTTCCATATTGCTGCAAATGAAAACAACACAGCACGCTATTCTTAAGATTATGGAGGAAATAGAAATGGGAAATATGCAACCCAGAATGCTGGAGGTACTAGCACAGCTACAGGGACAACTTGTTAGCTATTCTAAGGAATACCAGAATTTTGTTAAATCGATGGAGGAAAGCTATAAGATACTCAAGATAGAATCTGAACAGAAAATGGCTGCCGGTGCAGCACAAGTTAAAGAAGAGGAGGATGGAAGCCTTTCAGTTGACCCTAATACTTTCGGTACATCAATAGGAGGATCATCTGCTAACGGAGGGATAAAGACTAGAGGAACTAAATCGTTGATGGAAAATCTCCAAGGAATGCTATCGGGTGAAATCCAGGATATACCTGACGAAGATGTTGAGGAGGAGGATGAAATGACCACGGTAGATGCTAGAAGGAAACTTCGAACAGAAATGGAGAAAAAGATTGAAAATAAGAAGGAATCTACTTCTAAATTAGATGACGATATACAGATTGGCGATGAACTATTTAATTAATAAATCGCATGAGAAGCAACAGAAAAAAGAAAAAACAGGTCGTTGGTACGAGCCCATTCGGTGGATTTCAACCATCAGCTGGCAATGTACAGCCGGCCACTAATGTTTTTGGTTCTCCAAAAACAAATACCACTAATCAGCAGCAGACTGAGCAGGAAAACACAAATGTATGGACAACGGAGAAAGTCGATGAGTTATTAAGACTTGTTGATGACGAGGGTCTGGATTTTAAGCAGATCTCCAACCCATTTTTTGATGGTAATCCAGAATACAAAGCTCCCAATGTAATCTGGGAATACAGCCCACAGGAGTTAGATGAAGTAAAGAAGTGTGCACAAAGCGCAGTCTACTTTGCTAAATATTGCCAGGTCATGACTGACGATGGCTTAAACTATATTAGACTTAGAGATTATCAGGTATCTGTGTTAAATCAGTACCAGAAAAATAGGTTCAATGTATTTTTGGCACCCAGACAGGTTGGTAAGTCCATCACATCATCTATTATTCTAGTTTGGTATCTATTATTCAATCACGACAAAAATGCCATGATATTGGCTAACGTCGGTGATACAGCTATAGAACTTATGGATAAGATTAAAGCGATCGTCAGAGGCCTTCCTTTTTTCCTTAAACCTGGGATGATAGTTAATAATGTAATGAAAATGCAATTCGATAATGGATGCAGAGCAATCGCAAAAACAACTACGAAAACATCAGCTATTGGTTTTACTATTCATTTTCTGTACATGGATGAGTTTGCACACATTCATCCTAACTTTATAGAATCATTCTTTAGATCAACTTATCCTACGGTTTCCTCATCAAAGGTATCCAGAATTATTATTACTTCAACACCTAACGGGATGAATAAATTCTACGAGATATATCAATCTGCTCTAGAGGGGGAAAACACATTTTACCCAATTAGAGTTGACTGGTGGCAAGTTCCCGGTAGAGATGAAAAATGGAAGCAAAATGAGATAGCTAACCTTGGTTCAGAGGAACTATTTAACCAGGAGTACGGTAATCAGTTTTTAAGTTCTTCCTCCTTACTTCTTGATTCTACAGATCTTAAAAGAATAAAAAACAATTCAGCTGAATATATCTGGAAAGAGATAGGACCACTGCATGACAGGGATTTCAATTATGAGAATCTTTCATGGCACCCTAAATTTGATGTCGATTCAATAATCGAGAGTGGAGGAAAGTTTGTTTTTAGCGTAGATATTGCTGCGGGCAACAGTGGGGATTTTACAGTTGTGAATATGTTTAAGGTTGTTCCCTTACCCAAGCAGGTCATACAAGAAATGGATGAAAACGATTTCCAGGATGAAAGCGATTTCTTTGGATTATTACAGGTTGGTATATTAAGGGACAATCAGATGAAATTAGAGGATCTTAAAAAATTCCTAGAAGTAATGTGTCTAGAGGTATTTGGATCTGATAATATTAAGCTACTCGTTGAGATGAATTTTAAAGGTGAATTGCTATTTGAAAAATTGACTAGCAATGAGGATTTCTACGAGGAAATATTTGTTTTTACCAAACAATCTGAAAATGCAAGACAATTAAAGCCTGGTATAAGATATACAAACGATAAAGTTAAGCTAAAATATTGTGAAAACCTTAGAACATATGTTAAGAAAAACAGGGTTATGCTTAATGATCAGAAATATACAATACCCGAAATGTTTACATTCGGTATGAATAATAAGGGATCCTACTCTGGAATGGGATCGCATGATGATGTAGCAATGACAGTTGTGAATCTTGGTGCAATCTTTGATAGCGAAGAATTTTCACAATTGGCTGGCGAATTGTACGATGACCTACGACTCGAGGATTATAAATCGATGATTGAAAGTAAGCTTCAGGACGATAATGCTCCACCGGCAGATCCCTGGGGAAGACCCTCATACAACACCAAGCAGGGTGGTGATTTTAAGAGTTTCAATGATTTGATCTAGAAACTCCGAATAACCAAGACGGAGGACTGATATATAGCAACAAGTCTTGTTGCCTTTAAATAACGGGCAAATGCAAGATATATAAAGCGAAAATAAATAGTCACGAATGGCACAAAAAGTCAAAATTGATCTTTCCCAATTCAAGGCCTCAGGAGTTTATACCCTAGAATTCGACTCGTCACAAAGCGTAGTTTTAACTTCGCAAACGATTCGTTTGGTAGTGGGATTCTCAAATGTAGGTCCTTTCAACACAGCGGTATTCTTACCAGATGCTAAAACCGCAGTGGCAATTTTTGGTGAAATAGACCGAAGTCTTGAAAATAAGGGATCATTCTTTCAAAGATCGATCTTAACTTGTTTACAGCAAGGACCGGTGTTTGCACTAAATCTATTGAGATTAAATAACGATCTGGATAGCTCTAATCCTGATATCGTTCCTTATCGTAGTTACTCCGTAGATACGGAAGAAGCAAATGGAGTCTTAACAGAAAGACTTTATAGCTCATACTACAATAAAGAACGCCTTTGGTATGCAGACCCCGAATACTTCTTGGCAACAAGATCTGTAGTAGATCAAAGCTATCTTCTGAATTTTGTAAACCTTGGTCAAAAGCCAATGTCCATTATTCTAAGAAAATCTACTGATTCTACAGCACCTTTGCTAGGATATAACATCTTTGCAATAGATTGGTACGGGGCAAACAACGTTCCTTCCTTTATGAATCCATATGATTATGTAGAGGATTATTTTATTGACGCCATTGCTATTAGCGGAGACTGGACAGATTACACTGCTTTAAGCTTAGATCCTAAATGGAGCTCATATTTTACTCCTAATGGATTTATTAAATCAAGAATGGATTCATTCTTGAATAACCAAGACGTTAATATAGTAACAACCGTAACCGGATGTATTATTCCTGACTTCGTGGATCTAAATGGTGTTAACCAATACATCCAAACCCTGGTTAATAATAACAGTGCATCAACAGGCTTATTCTGTGCAGTAAATGAACAGGCAATGGATGATATCTGCAACAATGCTTCTAGAATAGATCTTGTTGGTAATCATTTAATCGATGAATTAACCGGTGATCGTGATCTTTCTAGTCCTAACCTTAACTTCCTAAGTTACTATCAGCCGCTATTGGCAGATTTACTTTATACGCAAAACGTATATGGAGTAACTGGATCTGGCGGAGCAACAGGAGCAACCGGAACCGGATTAGCATCAGGTACTCTTTTCATAGCTAATGGAACTACTGGTGGATCTGCTGGTATGACTGCATCTTATTTCAACCCTTTCAGCTTTGACCTGACAGATGGTGGATTACACTATCTTCAGACCAATGCTACTGGACCAACTGGTGCTAGACTTGCTTTACAGAACTTCCTTACCGTTACAGCTTCTGAAGATGCTTATATCGTTGGACAAGTTACAGGCATCTCTGGATTAAGCGGACCAACAATCAACTTATTCAACGAGTTTGATTACGTTAAATTGGAGGTTAAAGCTGTTACTGAGGTATCTGGACAATTAAGAATTTCCTATACACATCCTTTGGATAATTCCTCTTATTACGCACAGGGAATTAGGATTACACCTTCCTACCAGCTTACCGGATATGAAGCTGAAGCAGGAAATCCAAGCACAGATCCTACATTATTCAATAATGCTTACCAATTTGGTGTATGGGATACAGTTACAAGAGACGTGGTTTCATCACCTAATGGAGCTACTGGCCCTGCAATACCTGGTGGAACAGCATACACCTTAGTAGGCGGATCAAATAGCCAACTCTACTATGACGTTTCTTCTAAGAATTTGCAAGATGGAGATACCTATTGGCTGAATAGCTCAGGATCACAAATCAGATACATTGAATCTTCTACGACAGTAGATAAAGATCAGTTTGGTATTTCTTACACCCGTGCATACTCTAATGTTTCATTGGGTGAAACAACTCAAACTGATGTTGCTTCATTTGGAGCAACCTATTCTTCTGCAAACGTAGGAACACCAGTTAGCGCTGGTAAATTCGACATTATTTCAGATGTTGGATCTATTAACAGCTTCGTTAACGTTATCACCAAGGTTGATTCTGTTACATTTACCTGTTCTTCAGTTCCTGATTCACCAATCTCTGTTGGCGACCTATTGGTTTCTACAGACCTTGATATCTGCACAGTAGGAAACACTAATAGACAAAATCGTTTAACTAAGGTATTAACAGTTAGTCAAACAACTACAGAGGGAGTTATTAGAGTTACGACTGCTCGTCCGATACTTTATTATTCTTACTCAGAGAATGGTACAAATGGTATCAGAGTTCAGAAGTTCAAGTCTATTCCACAATTTACTAGATCTTTCGACTTTACCTATCTAAGAGGATTTACAATGACCGACTACCATCGTCCGAATGGAACAGATGCTAGAATAAGCGAAATCCTTGATGTAATGTATACAACTAGCATAGCAGCAACACTTGCTTCTAAAGACGTTATTGCTTACCGTTATATCATCGATACATTTAGCGGACAGATACTTCCTAGTTCTAAATACCAGTTGAGTTTATTGGCTCAGAGAAGACAACAAGCATTGGCTTTGATTAATGCTCCTTCTATGGCTCAATTCAGAGCATCTACTGATCCTAGATTTACTGATGCACCTACTGCTACTGATCCATATCCAGCTTTACAAGCTAGATACATTACAGACGGTGGTAATCTTGCATTGAACCCTAGTTACACTTTCAGTCTTCCTTCAGAAGCACAAGGTTCTAAATTTGCAGCTTTCTATACTCCTTATATCACTATAAGAGAGAATAACAGAAATCTGAATGTACCTCCTGCAGCTTACGTTTCGAATAACTTCGTTCTTAAGTTCTCAGCTGGACAACCTTATGCTATCGTAGCAGGACAAAAAAGAGGTGTTATCTCGGGTGCAAATGTAGTAGGCGTTGAATATGACTTTACAGATGACGACAGAGGATACTTAGAGCCTTTTGGATTAAATCCGGTTATCAAAAGAAGAGGATTAGGTGTAGTTATCTTTGGTAACAATACTGCTTATCAGCAAGTTAGTTCTGCATTTGGATTGGTTCACGTTCGTGATCTTTTGATCAGCGTTGAGACTGATACCATCCAAATCCTTTCTAACTACTTATTTGACTTCAATGAGGACTCAGTACGTCTTGAAATTAAGACACTGGTAGACAATTATCTTGACGGAGTTAGATCAGCTGGAGGTATTTATGCTTACCAGGCTATTATGGACGCTTCTAACAACACCCCTGCAGTCATTGATATGAACATGGGTATTATCGATATCATAATAGAACCAGCAAGAGGAATACAGAAATTTGTAAATAGAATTACTGTAACAAAAACTGGTGGTATTGCTTCTGGCGGATTTACAACCTTTGGATAATACATCACAATAAACAATTATAAAAATAAAGGCTTAGATTTGATCTAAGCCTTTATTTTTGTATTCCCATTTATAATTACCGTAATCCCAGAGCTTGTAATATCCTCTGGCCGTCATTATATCGCTTTCCGATAAATTTGGATCTTCTCCTTCGCTAACTAGTTTATCTTTTCTGAAGTTGAATCTATGGAATCTGATATTTCCTTTGCACCAGTAATAATTTGGCTTAGGCTTTTCTATCATCTCAAATCCTAGCTTTTCGTAAAGATTACCTGCATGCCAATCATTATCCTGATATGATGTAACCGAGCTAAAATTATAATTAGCTATAAAATGGGAAAATAGCTTAGATGCACCGCCTATAACTTGCGTGTTTAATTTATTACAGAATCTAAGCATCTCGTATTTTCCTGACTCGCTATTTTGACCTAGTACTTTCCTTCTTGATCCAAAAGTCATTATAGAAACAAGATTATTCTCGTAATATAGTCCTATCTTTATTTTGGATGGAACGTATCCCTGTATATGATTATTTACCAGGAATTCCCTTTCTTCCGAAGGAGTCATAGCCGAAACTGTACATTTTCTTGCATATATTCTATACCCGTTAGCAATAGCAGAAGATATCCTGCTTTTCATTATATCTTTTTTTAATATCCAATCATCCTCCCATATATTGTATACCGATATTCCTTTGTCTTTTAGCAAATCCTTTTTTGAGAGATTCCCCATTTTTCCCTTGAATATCTCGCTGTGCCAATATACCCCATCAAATTCAAAAGCAATATTTAGGTCAGGTAAAAAAATGTCTATTTCTTTTTTGCCTATAGATATGTTCCTATAATTCTTTATAATACCTCCATTGTAGATACTCCTTATATAATCGTATACCTCAATTTCTGATTTGGATTCGGATACAAGCTTGGGGTTACAAGTCAAGCATGGGTTTATACCTGCTGAGATATTCTTTGAGAAAAACGAAGAGGAAAAGGAACTCTCCTGATTGCATTCTTTGCAGTAGATTGTTGCCTGATCGTCACCATATCCGGTTTTTAATACCTCTATAGGGATTGAATGTTTTTCTATAAGATCGCTTCTTTTTTTAGAATTAGACTCCGTGATCCTCTCTGAGATGTAATCCCTATTCTTCTTAACCTTTAGCCAGCTGGTTTCACCAAATCTCTCAATGTTGGTTTTTCTAATCTTTTCTATAACATCTTCACTCTTTCCCGGATTATCCACTCCATACTTTTCTATAGACGATCTCTTGAAATCCTCCTGGAATTCCTTGGTTGCAAATAAATGTGTTACTCCGTAATTCTCTAGATAAAAATTTTTAACCGATTCAACATTGCATTTGGTGGAGCATTCCAAATTTCCACATGTTTTATTATATCCCTTCTTAAGATTTCTCCATCCTCTTGGTCTGCCGCATTCACATAGATTTATCTTCTTATCCGAGAATAGGTAGTTCATCCGCTGAAGTATACCTGCTTCTGGGTATAACTCATTAATCACTTCGGATTCAGCCATTAATCTATCGTAAAGATCCTTTCTGTTCTTACACCATTTAGGAAATGTGTTTGACTTTATCGTACCTTCTACTAAATCCTTGTATTTTTCCCTTAATATCTCTAGTTCCATTTATACCTCTTGCTGGTTTTATTATATATACAAACGTAAAATGTTTTCGTTTAGGTTCTTCGATTGGTAATGATATATACATAAAATAAAGAATAGATGGCAGGATTACCTCACTACTCAAACTCGCAATCTGCATTAAACCTTTTTGAACCGGTTTTTCTAAACCAGTTCGAGGTTATAATCATTCCACCAGCTTCGGTGCCGGGAGGAAATTTACTTTTGGAACATGTTAAATCCATCTCTGGATTAACACTGGATAAAACCCCAGAACCTATTTTCCAAAAGTATAAGTTTGCCAAGCGTAACTATGCGGGAGGAAAGCCAGCGACAACTTACATGGATCTTTCAATGAACTTTAACGTGAACTTGGATGACAAAAACTCTATGTACGTTTTTAAAACTCTTCGTCAATGGAGTGATTTGATTTACAATCCAGTCACTGGAGCACAAGGCCTGAAAAGGGATTATGCTGGATCTATGACTATCAGTATGTTTAACAAACAAGGCGATGTTTATCGTCGAGTTAGATGTATCGATTGTTTCCCAACTAAGCCTATTAGCCCTATGCCCCTTAACTATGAAGAGGGAGAAGCAGTTTATGAAATTTCCCAGTTTGGTTGGGCAGTTGATTACTGGGAAGATCTATTCTTGTAAAAATAAAAGGAAACAAAAGGCATGGCCGGTTTACCACACTTTACAAATTCAAAAGCAGGACTTTTCAACTACGAACCAGTCTTTCTAAATCAGTTCGAGGTTTTAATAACACCTCCTAATGGAATCGTTGCTGCGTCAAGAACTTTTAAGGGAGAAAGCATTTTAACCCAACAAATTAAAAGCATTGAAGGCTTAGCAGTTGATATTGCACCAGCTTCACCAGTTGAACAAAAATACAAATTCGCAAGTCGTCGTTATGCTGGAGGTGAGCCTTCAACATCAGATTTGCAGTTTTCTACAGTATTTGAGGTCAACTTGGACGACACAAACTCTATGACCGTTTATAAGATTCTCAGACAATGGGCAGATCTTATTTACAATCCACTTACTGGAGCCATGGGTCTTAAAACTGATTATGTTGGATCTATGCTTATCTCTATCTTTAATAAAAGGGGTGATGTTTTCAGAAGAATACGTATACCTTCTTGCTTTATTGCTTCTTCAATCAACGAGATGCCTCTTTCATACGATCAAGGTAATGCTATCTATACAGTTACGCTGGAATGGAAAGCAGATTATTGGGAAGATCTTTTCCTATAAGATATTTAGAAACTTATCTGGGCAGATTCGATAAAATAAAACGAATCTGCCCTTTTTTTGCTGGGTGGTTATATAACTATACCAAAAAGAACCATGACATCTAAATTTAATTTATCCCCAGGAGACTTAATATCTGGAAGTGATGCTGATGAGGCATTAAGAATCCTGCAAGAAAAAGAAAAAACCGGGGGCTTGAAGTATGATGAATTGCCAGAATCACCGGAATTAGATAATAAAGAGCCTATCGAAGAGGAAGCTCCTGTGGTAAAAAAACCGGAAGGACCGCTTGGTAAATCCATCTCTGCACAGCAGATGGAACACAATAAAGTTCTAGCAATGCAAAATGGCTGGAAGAATCTTCCTTTACATCTACTGCCAAGCCAGGGATTATTCTATCCTCATGATACTCAGATTGCTATTATAGCTGCTGAGGTAAAAGAAATTAGGCACTTTTCTTCAATAGACGAAGGAGATTTAATTGATATCGAATCTAAGCTCAATTACATACTCGATAAGTGTAGCAGGATAATGTTTGGCGATGGTGGTGTAGTTTCCTATAAAGACCTTAAGTATGAGGATAGATTCTATATAGTTTTGGCAATCCGTGATTTGACCTTTATAAAGGGTGAAAACAGAATCGTTCTCCAACCAAAGACAGATTGCGAAAAGAAAGATTGCTTATTGGCTAACGGGATTGAATTAAGAACAGGTGTATTATCAAGATACGAGATACCTGATAATATCATGAAATATTATATCCAGGAGACAGCATCATTTTCATTCACAATTAAAAAGACGGGTAAAAAAGTTGAGATGACTATACCATCAATCGGTGTAATGGAAAGAATCTCAGAATTTTTTGGATCGCAAAGAAGAAAGGGTGTTGAAATGGACGAGGGCTTCCAAAAAATAGCTCCATTCATTTTTCCTGAGTGGAGAGAGCTTAGCGATTCCACCATAATGAGTAAAATGAGGGAAATTGATTATTGGAGTAAAGAAGAATATTCTTTGGTTTTTGAGCTTAGTGAAAAAATTAAAGTAGGTACTAAACCACATCTTAACTTAAAATGCAATTGCGGTGCCGAGGTCGCCGCTGCTATAACCTTTCCCAGCGGATACAGATCTCTTTTCGTTATTTCAGATATCTTTAGCGAACTTCTTTGATATTAAGTTCAGGCTATGGCATGAATATAGGCTTGACCCTGAATGGGTTGAGGGAATACCATATTGGGAATACCAACTTTGGATCGATAAATTAAACGATGCAATAGAAAAACAAAATCAGGAAGCTATGACGGATGGAGGAAAAGTACAGGTGTTCAACCTGGTAAATCCCTCTGTGAAGTAACCGGATATATAATACGTGCCAACTAATAAAATTCCAGAATCAGCCATATTGGATCTAGGCCGGAATCTAGATACCTTTATGAAAAAACAAGACCAGATGATTGGTAAGATATCTAGTAGTCTGGATAAATTTGATTCTATCCCTGATAGAATCGGGAAAGCACAAAACTCTGTATTTGAAAAAATAGAAAAATCTTCTTCTCAGATTAATCTTGGTTCCGACATAGGAAAGAAATTGGATTCACTCGTTAAGGGAATAGCAGAACAAAATATAGAAAGCAAAACCAGTTCGGAAAAAATACTTTCTATTTTTAAACCAGCTAAAGCTGAGGGCGAAAGAAAACCAGCAGATTTAACCTCGATATTATCATCATTACCTAAATTTAAAAATGGCGGAGAGGTAAAAGAGGGTGGCATGGGTGTAGTTGGTGATGCAGGTCCTGAGGTTGTTTTATTGCCAAAGGGAGCTGAGGTGGTACCACTTAAATTAGAAGATGTATTTAGAGAGACCTCACAATATTTTAAATCTATAGATCCTGCTATTTCATTGAAAGAAATATTTGGATCGGATGATCTTATATTTTCTAGATCTGAAGGAGAATTTCTAGCTTATAGAAAAAAAGCTGGTTCCGAAGAGCCTGATGATAATTTCGACCCTATTTCTCTTACTAAAAAAGTTGAGGATCTCCAAAATCTTGCCGAGGAGACCAGTAAAAATCCAGCTTCAACCGACGAGGAAATGGAAAATAGCAGGGAGCAGGCCAGAGCAATAAG